TTTGAGAAGCAGCCGTCATGTAATTTGTTAAACCATAAAGGCCTAAAACTTTAGAAGGAGTTGTTGGAGGATTACCCGGTGTACCATTTAAAAGCTCGTTTTCTATAAATCTTTTAATAGCGTAGGCCATTTCATCGACTACAAAAGCAACTATATCAAATTGAGAATTATTAATTAAAGAGCGTGAAATTTTAGTTAAAGCCCCTGCCAAATAACCAGTTAAAGTAATAGAGTTAAATGTTCCTGAGGAGCTTGTAAGTGTTGAAAATTCATCTTTATAAGCAACTGAAATAGTTGTTGTATCTGTGTCGTAATATGGAAGCTCTAAAGTGCCTTTAACATTGTATTTAGTCGAACGCTCCAAAATAGGACAGATGTCATAAACCTTTTTAATTATTCTATTAGCGATAGTTGTTGGAACAACAGCACCATTGTCACCAAACGTCATATTAGTGCGTTCATTTGTAACTATTCCTCTAATATAATTTTCAAAACTACGAGTTTCATTTGCAGCTCTGTCGTTGTTATCATCTGTCATTTTTTCTTCTACTTTATCTAAAGCCATTTCTTCAATCATGCAAGTTCTGCCATCTCAGCATCAGTTAACTCGCGTTCTTCAGCTTTTGCCTTGTTTAAAGTATCTTCGGCCCTTGTGATTAAATCGTTTTTCTTTTCCATTAATTCTTTTTGGTTCATATTTATTTTCCTTTCATTTTTTAATTTATTTCTTTTTAAATTTGCTTAAATAAATTTTTCCTTGTACATTCTGCATCCAATTTATTAATTCATCTATTTCTTCATTGGTCATAGTTTTTAGCAAAGCTTCACGTTCAGGCAAATTCGTGGTGTTTTCGTCGTTATTTTCTTCTATTCTATCTAGCTCTTTATATTTTTCGACTTTATTCATATCATCAGCCCTCAACGCTTCTATTTCAAAATTTAAATTTCTTCTACCAGTTCCCCCAGTTTTTATTTCTCTGAATTTTTTCCAGTCCCAAACAGATATCTGATTGTATTTTTTAGCCTTTTTAATAGCCACAGATTTATCTTTGACGTGGAAACTTACCTCTGGAGTACTTTGAAATTTACCAGCACTAGCCACCTTGTCAGAACTTATATCAAGAAACTCATTAACTTTAGCGGCATATTCTTTAGGAGAATAATTATCTCCAATTCGACAAAAAGTGACCTGATATCCACTATTATAACTCACTGGCTTTAAAGTTTTAACGTTATATGTGCCATCAGGATATTTAGAGCTAGAAAGTTCTTTAGTCGCTTTTTGGTGCTCGGCCTGTGTATTTTCATCAGCTCTGCCATCGCTATTTGAGCCTCCGCCACCGCCGCTAGAGCTATTGCTAGAACCGGAGCCACTATTTTTACCAGGACTACTTTTTCCACTAGAGCTTTTGCTTTTTAAAGGACTAGATCCGCTTTTACTTGATCCACTACCACTTGAACTACTGCTGGAACTACTTCCACCGCCCCCGCCAAAACTAAAACGTCATGTTTTACCATCATGGTTTGGATTGTAACGGATTTCTAGTATTTCTGATACAACCTTAAGGTCTTTAATTAAATTTTCATATTTTGAATAATCAATTTTTGGTTTAATATTTGAGGGCACAGAAAGTTCTTCATTTTCATTTTCTTCATTTTCTGTGCCTCTTTTTTCTATATTGTTAACTTTAATGCCATTAAAAAATGGTTCAGATCTAAACTGTAAAGGTTTTTCATCACTACGAGCCGTTATTAAATTACCTTCATAAGCGGGTGTTTTTTCACGGTCTAAAATTGAAACTTCATATAAATCTAGATCCTTAACAGCTCTAGTTGGTATGCCATTTTCGTTTGAATTTTCTACATCAACATCAGAAAATCCAAAAGACCATCCAATTAAATCACCGTTTCTAGCTTTTTCTATAACATCTTTATCGCAAATAGTTGCTTTAGCTCTAAGACCGATGTTATCTTCTTCTAGCTCTAAATTGCCTTTTTTAGTCGAGCCCAAATCTCTAGACCAGTCGTGATTTAGTAGTATATGAACGTCCTCGTTGCGCTTTAAAGCCTTTTTAAAAGCGCCTTTACATATTCGTTCTATAAATTGCCCAACACGACTCCAAAGGGGCCTTGAATTGCGTTCTACGGCGTTTACGTAGCCTTCGATTTCAACTTTGTCGTTTCTTAGCGTTATATCCATTTTTTTACCTCCTTTCTTTTACAATTTGTGTTATAATACACTTGTTGCATGCACTGCAGCAGTTTTGATGTAACTTTTTAAAATTTCCTCCATTACTGTTCCAAAATTTTCCAGGTTTAAATCTGGCTTTTTTATAATTATCAAACTAAAATAATTTTCTTTTTTTATTATTTTTGATATAATTAAAAGTATTTAGAAATTTTGACGCCCAGGCATTAGGAGCTCACAAATCTTTTAAAATATTTTTATTACAACAAGATAGTCGGGATATTTCCCGACTATTTCGTATTAGCAAAATAAATAGATTTTAAAGAGAACTATTACCGCTTTCTTCAAATTCAGTATCTATTTCTTTATCCTCTATAACTTTTTCCATATTTGCCTGTGACATAACGTTTGTATTAGGCGTGTAATATTGATGCGTGTTTGTATCGTAAAGAACCGCACCCAGGCCAACGTTCACAACGTCTAGCCCCTCTATGTATTCCATGTTTTCGGCTTTTCTTATTTCATTAATCGTCATAAAACTGCTTTCTTTGGCAAGCTTATAAGCCTCGTAGCGCTCTTTTATATTTGCTTTAACAATTTCTTTAACATCAAATTCAAAAAAATAATTTCTTTTTTCTTTTTCAAGCAATAAATCTCTATTTAAGGCCGTTTCAAACGCTTTAATTATCGGGTAAATTGCAAGTTTAAAAGTTTCATAAAAATCAGATTTTATGTGAAAAATATCGTTTATTTCTTGTTGTAATGTCTTTTTACTTTCATTAAGCTGCATTTCTACAGACGAATTACTAGCCTCCTGAAATTCAAGGCCGTTGTTAAGTACAACAACGTTACTTTCGTTGTTAGCATAAAGGTTCTGCCATGCGGTTTTTAGCACGTTAATCTCATCTTGACCGAGTTTCCTAATAGATTTAAGAAAACCTTTTTTATTGCCACCGCTTTTTACTAAACCTAACTGATAGATTAATGTTTGATACGCTGTTTCTAGTGCTTTAGAAACCTCATTAGTAACACCTATACCTGTAGCTCCATCGGTTGTTTTTCTTAAAAGTTTAATAAATTCATAAGGTTTATATTCAGCGCCTTCGACTAAAATTACATAATCTTTAAATATTGGCTTAAAATTTTTAATAACAGAAATAAATATATCTTTTACATAAAAAAGCCCCGTTACACGATTTCTAAACTTTCTTATGTACGCATAACCACCTTTGCCCATTAAATAATCTTCTACAATTGCCTTTTTAAATTGAAACGGGTCTAATGTATCGCCTGTATCGTTATTTAGAAGGCGTACACGTGGATCATTGTCTTGTTCTTCTACTTTTCCTTGTTTATATTTGTAAAGTTTTACAGGCATAGACGCGATAGTACTAGATATTAAATCAACAGCACCGGCAACAGCGGGCAACGTTAAAGCTTTTTCACGTGTAATAGTCTCACCTTCTATTAAGGCCCTTAAAAGCGGGTCACTAACAGGAGGGGTAATGGGTATATCTCTTTTTCGTAAATTTTCTTTTTTTCTATTTTTATTTAAAAAATTAAATATGTTCAAAACATAATTCCTTTCTACAAATTGCAGAGTTTAACTCAACATCTTGGTTTTCACGTATTACTTCGATTTCTTTGTCTTTTCCAAAATATTTGAGGCCAATTATATTTTCTTCGCCTGCAAAATCACGCCAATCGCTTTGAATGCCAGTAATTATCAGACATTTAAGTTCTAGTTCTTCAAAATGTTCAACAAAATATTTATAAAAATTAGATTCAGTTGTGTCACAATTACAATATATAGTTTTGTTCTTAAATTTTCTTTTATAGTATTTAAGTTCTTCTTCAATATCGGGCATCAATGTAAAAAAACTGTTTTGTTTTCTTTTTCTTGCGATATTCAAATGAAATTTATTAGACATATTTCCCCTTTTATTTTTTTGATACTTTTTTATAATAATCTTCATCACGCAGCCAAACTGCTTCCTTGTCTTTTCCGAAATATTTGACACCCCAAGTTCCATCATCAACCCCAGCAATATCGCGCCAATCGGCTTGAATCCCGGTAGCTATCAAACATTTAAGTCCAAGCTCTTCAAAATTATCGACGAAATACTTATAAAACTCAGACCCTGTTGTGTCACAATTGCAGTAAATAATCTTGTCTTTAAACTGTTTTTTGTATACATCGTGGTTAAGTTCTTCTTCAACTTCATATCTAAGGGTCAAAAAACGATCTCTTTTGCGTTTCCTTGCAAGGTTTAAATGGGCATTTGCCATTATTTACACTCCTTTTTGTATTTTTTATCTTTTAGCCAAACTACTTTTTTGCCTTTGCCGTAATACTTAATTCCATACGTTCCATCGTCTTTTCCCGTAAGTTCTTTCCAATTACTTTGAATACCAGTAGCTATCAAGCATTCAAGGCCAAGTTCTTCAAAATGTTCAACGAAATATTTGTAAAATTCAGATTCAGTTGTGTCGCAATTGCAGTAAATAGTTTTTCCTATTGGCCGGCATGCGAGTTCTTCCATAGGCGTCAAATGGGGAAATAATTCTGGTTTTAAGTTTACTTTTGTTTGTAAATTACAATTCATATTGTGTTCCTTTTATAAAGTAAAATATCAACTTGTTAAACGTGGTTTTGTTTTTAAATTTTGGTATAATTACTATTACCACCTCCTCGTTTTCGAATTTTAAGTTTGGGCAATTGTCTTAAAGACAATTAGAACAACCAAGCAAGCGCTAGGTTGTTTTTTTATTTTTTTGCGTATAATGGTGGTTGTAAGGGCTTTGGTCAGTCTTTGCAGTATTTAAGTTTAAGTCGTGTGACTTTTCTCTCTACTTCGAGGGTTAAGCCACTTTTTTACGCCAAAAACCAAATAGCCGACGCAAGAAACAAAGCAACTGCCTTTTCATAGGCCCTCAAAAATAAAATCATTTGTATAAAACTATGTTTTTTGTTACAATGAAAAGGTTGCAGAGATTGTGGTTAGTCTTTGCCGAAAAAGTTATTTGTTATGATAGTCAGTTGGATATTTTTTCCAGCTTTTTTTATCACATTTTTATTAATTTTCTTAATTTACTGCACTTTTCGTGTAGTTTCTTCTTTTTTACTCCACGCATAAATGCCGCGTATGGCCAATAAAAAGTAAATAAAAAAGAGTGTCATTTGCGCGTATTCGCCAATAACGGCAAATCTTATTACCATGTATAAATTTGAAACTATCCAAAAAACAAAACCAAATTTATTTTGTTCTGGTGGAATGGATAATTTTATAAGAGTATGGGATAACTGTTCCAATTAAAGCAGCCGCTGACATTATCCAAGATAAAATTGTCCAGACCATAAAATTCACCCCTTTTTTAAATCGTTTGGACTACAAAGTCCATTTGATTTAAAATTACATCTTTTTCCAGCAGATAAATTGCGTTTATTAAACTAATTACCATGTCTACTTTACCACTAGATTTTTTCTTGGTTACATAAAGATTTTTGTTTGTGTCATAAGTACATTTAGCATTTTGAAAATTTATCTCTAAAAGTTTATTTTCCGTATATTTAAACTCGCCTTTAAGTATTTTTTCTTTTAAAAGTTTAGTTGGTGGATGCAATACACTCGAGTGCTGTTTTATCTCAACTAAATTGTGACCTGCTTTTTCAAGTTTTTGTGCCGTCGACATAGCGTTCCAACGGTCATATCCTATAGCTTGAATTTTTACACCATATTTTTCTTCAAGGCTCATTATAAAATCTTCAACGACACTATAATCTATAACCCTATCACCACAAGTTATTATTTTTTCATTGCTTTTAGAGAGCTCTAAATAATCTACACGTTCAGTTATAGTTTTTTCTTTTATCCGGCCTTCTGGTATAAAAGCAAAGCTATCAGCTAAAATGTTTTCATCATCGTCTATCGACACCATAGAAACACTAGTATTATCGCTACATTCTGATAAATCAAAGCCAACATAGACTAATTTATCTTTCCAATCTATCTCAGCGACTTTGCACTGCCTTAAATCATTAACATCAATAAATGACTCTGTTCCTGTGCCTTGATAAATAATATTACAATGTTTAGTTACAAAATTTTCACGAGCGCTTTCTACAGCAATTGCATAAGCTCTTTTTTTCTTTAAATCATTAAAAATCTCAGGATTTTCTAAAGCAGTAGGATTAGCTTGCTTTAAGATTAAGTCGTCTGTCTCCCAGTCGGTCGTTTTATCTGGTTCATATAAAAGACTAAAACGAGTTTCATCCTCAATTGTTTTATCTAAAACTTTTTTTGAATATTCTACTTCATCCTCAAATGGATTGTTTATCGTTGGATATTTAGTGGAAATTATGAACCCAAGCTTATTTAAGATATTTAGCTGTCCTGATTTCATGGCTTCAATCGCATAATTTGAAGGCAAAGCCCCTACCTCGTCCGCTATATAAACAGCAGGCATACGTCCGTCCATCCTGCTTGTCGAATAAGAAAGAGGAATGTACTGCGTTTGTGACGGAATAAATAAAATATAATCTCTTAAAATTTTAAACCTGGGTTCAGAGTTAAACTCATACACAATAGGACTAGATCTAATTGTTTCACTAATTGCCTCTTTAATTTCTCGTGATAACGCCCCGTCAGGTGCAACAGAATAAAATTTACTAAACTTTGGCTCTGTTAAAAATAAAATTATAAACAAAGTGGCAATTGTATAAGTTTTAAAACATTTCCTGCTTATTTCTAAAAGCCCTGTTTCGTAACGACGCTTTTCAGGATTATCTTTATATGCAACACATAATATTGCCGTGTAAAAAAGCCACTGGTAGCCCGTTGTGCACTCGTAAAGTGTTTGCCCGGCTTTTAACCCTTTTGGCATAATTAAAAGTCTTAGAATGCCTTCTAGCTGGTTTAATTTTTTATAATTCAATTCATACTTTTCGTTTTTGCCTTCACATAGATCAATAAAATCACGCATTTGTAGTTTTACGTATTTAGGCGTGGTCTCTAAATCTATGTTTTTAATACAAAATTCGTATGCTTTATTTTTGACCATTAAGAATCTCCATTTAAAGCTTTTAAAAGTGGATCTGTTTCTTTAACTTTTTTTTGCGCGTCAAACGTATTTATGAGCCGTAATAAGGAACCTAAAGTTTTATTTAAACTATCAGCTGTTTTATTGAATTCTGAAACATTTGGGTCAATATAACTTTTTACCCCCTCTTGCTCTATTACGAGCTTTTTTATCTCCATAAGTTCAGCAGCTAACTTTTGCGCTGTTCGCATTTGTGCACAGTAAACATCAAAAGTGTTGCTAAAAAAGAAATTAAACTGTAAACCGCCTTTTTCGGCCATTTCTAGTATTTCTTTTCGCTTGTCTTCGAAAGTCCTTCTATTCGTTTTTATTTTCATTTTTATTTTTTCTCCATTCGTATATTCCAAATAAAGCAAATAAAAATTCTGTTAAGTCTAAAAAGGCTCGCCCAAAAACGCCTTTTCTTATATCTAAAATTAACCAAAAGACTTCTCCTATAGTCCACAGGTAAAAACAGGCTATTTTCTTTTTTGCGTTTAAAAAACTACCTGCTAAAGAAATAGCAGTTAAAAACCAAGTTATATCCAAATTTTATAGTCCCTTAATGTATAATTTTAAGAGCTTTTTAAAGATTTTGAATTGGAGTTTTCATTTGTGCAAATTGACAGTACAAAACTTTCTATATTAGCAAGTAACCCTTATAAACGGGAATTTTACTAAGCTGCACGCTGTTGGGCA